GATTAATTGGGTTTCCTGTAAGAGCCACATTTAATAAATTCACATTGTCAAGCATCCGAACATCTTTCCCTTCTCGAGTCATACTCTTAGTGCTCGTAGGAACATAAGCAATAGAGAAAGCATCAAGCATCTCGTTTTCTACATTGTTCCAAATATCTTTAAAATCCATCACGACATTGCCTTTCTCATCGAACTTCTTCCAGTTATCATTCATCTTCCACTTAACCTTAACACCCTTACCATCTTGGTCCTTAGTCACCGCTCTACCAAGCGGAAGTCGTGTCTTGTTTGCTTCAGCTTCTAACTTGCTTTTTCCTCTGAACGTCTCATGTTCAAAATCGAGTTTAATGCTTCGTTGGTCAAACTGAGAAAGCATCGAGTCCATGCATCCTTTAGTCACGATATCATTAACCAAGTCAATGTCTCCTGTTGAGATATATCCTTCGATAAAAAACTCTTTTCCCTTCTCACCAACAACAGTTTTATAATCTAGTTTATCACTGTAAAACACGAACTCGTTAGTTATTTCATCAACCATAGTCATTCCATCCGTTATCTTTTTATTTAAACATTTTTAGGGTAGAGCAATTATTCAGCTCGAAACACCCAACTGCTTCTGCAGTTCACATGCGAGGGAGGAACAGGCCCTTTCCACTCGCCTTTAGGATCTATAAAATCTTCTTCAAGGCCGACTTCTTGTCCATTCATTCGTTTACACAACGGACTTGTTCGTCCATCCAAATGCGCAGAATATACTTTCGTTCCGGGTTGACCGCTCTTAATATAACCATGCAATCGCCCATGATTAGCTGCACGATTACTCTCTGTTCGAGCAATCATATTAGCCCTGTTATTACCCACATCGAAGACTTTAGTAATCTCGGCTTTCAAATCTTGGAGGGGGGTTCCATCAATGAAGCCTCTTTGCATTACTTGTCTCAGCTTCTCTGCAATATCGTCATTCATGCCCTTGATATTATCATATGTGTAGTTCGCCATGAAATCTATAGCGTTCTGGTCAGGGAGAATATTAATGTCCAAGTCCTTCTCGGCTTCATCCCATCCTTTCAGGTAATTATTCTTAATAATCTCTTCAGTGATATTCTTGAGTGCACCGATACCAAGTAAGGTTTTAATCTTTGCGATAATCTCAGGAATGCCTTTCACTTCTTTAAGAGTGTTATGACCTGCTATCATAGTCAATAGTTTCTTGATTTCATCCTCGTTTTGTTTGTTCACATAACGAATCGCTGATTCAAGTCTACTATATCCTGTTGGTCGTTCGTTTTCTTGTAGAATAAGAGGATTACTCACTGGTTGAGCTTTATTTTCTTTTTTTTTAGCATCATCCTCATCATCGTCTTCATCAGACTCTTCGGGTTCAGCATCAGGATCCTCAGTCGGCTTCTCAGGAGGACCACGAAGACTCTTCTCTTCTTTACTATCAGTATCAATAGCATCATCCTCTCGCTCACTCATAGGTTTATCTCGTGGTTCACGAGGATCACCATAACCCATATTAAAACTATTCTCAGGAGTCATCCAATCCTTAGGAGCATCATCACCCCAATCAAGCTCTTCAAGACCTTCTTCAATTCGCACTTCGTTAATAGTCTTAAGACCACTCGCAGTCTGCAACTTATAAAGCTCATACTTACTTTTCTCTTCATCAACATCAAACTTCTTAAAAACGAACTTGTACTTAGGCCTACGAATAGACTTACCACTCTTAGTCTTAATCTCACCATAATAATCAAACTCAGGAAGTATACTCATGTTATAATCAGACTCTAAATTACGAAGCAAAGGATTAATAGCCTTCTTCATAAAAACCTTACTCTGCACTATTTGATTAGCTGCACCACTAGCATCCTCAGTATAACCAAGCTCAGTTCCTGTAACACCAAAACTAGCCCATACCATCTTAGTATACCACTTCTGCTTCTCAATAACCTGCATCTCAGCTGCACTAAACTCTACACGAGTAAAAGTAGGAACCTTATTCACAATAGGAACCTTATTCATGATCTTCTTCCAGTTACCGAACTCATCCTTAGTTCGTTGAGTCTCGAACCACTGTTCTTTAAACGCTTTTATCTCATCAGCATCACTCTCTTCCAAACCAATGATGCCTTTAGGTACATTATTATCATTGTAATACTCCAAGTCGCTTTCAATCATGTACATAAGCATTTGAAGACTCTTAGCGAGTGTTTGCACAGGACTAAACCCGTAGTGATCGTCAGTTCTTTTCATCTGCTCAATCCAAATAATCTCTCTCTTTCCAAAAGGAACAGGGACCGGACCTGCTATCCAGCCATACTGAAAATAAGCAGCTCTTTCTCGGCTACTCTGAGCAGTGATTTCTGTATAAGGATTAAGATATTCTTGACCGATACTATCATCCACTATCTTACTTGGCATGACAAGGTCATCCCTGTTAGTGAACATTCCATGCACGTCAGGATTCTTAGTAAAAGTAGCACCATCCCTTGCGACAATCTCAACCATTTCTTCTTTCATATTGAAAACTTTGTTTAAAACACCACTGTTCACTTCGAGTATATCCCTTACTGGCATTCGAATAAATACTTCCTCGAACGACTCTTTGTTAGTGTTAGGATTTAAGAAAAAGTTACGGATATGTTCAATCTCAGCTTCATCAGCCTGTTCTTCCAAGCCCTCAGTGGGTATAATATCCCACTCGATACTGGCTATCTCGTTGATGATAGTCCTGATGCACATCTCAACATAAGGTGTTTTTGCTAAGTATCGTATGTACGTGACGTTAGCGAACCTCGGATATCCAAAAGGAGGTTTATATAAGAATTTAGGGATGAACCCTTTGTTGATACCTTCTCGCGTAGTCTCGTTTATAGAATCTACTGCTATCACTGACTTCTTATCGAAGCCTAACCAGTCTTTTAGGGATGCCATGAAAAGGAAATGTAGCGAAGGATATTTCTCAATCCGCCCATCTGGATGAACTCGCTACCAGCCCACATCTTTCGATTTTAGGATTAGTATATTAAAAAGAATTATGTTTTTGCTTATTTAAATTTATTTATGGTACGCCATAACTCAAGCGAAACCAAAAGCAAGCCCTGAATTATCCTTCCAAACAAAATAAACGAGTGCATCACCCCAATCAGGACTCTTCTCTTCTGGATCTATAACCTTCTTCTTGTTAGCTGAAGTCCGTTCCCACTTTTCTGCAATCAATTGACCTCTTATCTTATGCTCTGAAGGAATATCTATAAGATTCTCTCTCAACAAATCAGCGAGTCTGAAGTAATTCTCAGCCTTCTTATTAATAAACACATCTTTATTAAGCGCCCGCTCACCATAATGACAACCGACAACAGTAATATTTTTCATTTCCTTCTCACTAATAACTTCTTTCAGTCTACTAAGTGGCCCGCTTCCGATTCCTATTCGGTCAATGTTTAATCTTCCAGGAACCTCAGGCTCGATAAAATCCTCAGCTATAGAGATTATCTTCCCAACTACTCTCATAGGATCGCTTTTCGCCTCGCTATAAGTACCCACTACTTGGAACTTGTTTTCCCACTCTATGCCCCATATAATAACTGTTTCGTCCAATCCCATCTCTGCAGGGTCGCACGCTATGATTTTCTTAAAACCTTTAAGTTTCTCTTGAAGGTTTCTAGTTTGTATGTTGAAGTCTCCTTCACCGAGCTTAAACCTTTTAGTCTTCAAGTCCTTCAGCTCTTGCAAGACATCATCGAGCTTCTCCTGAAAATTAAACTTTCTCTTCTCAGCATTGTTAATCCAATCAAGACTGAACAAACTATCCTCACTTTGCTCAGGGAACTGACTATCATAAAGAACAGTAAACTCTAAAGGAGAAACATCTTTTCTTTGCTGCTCAATAAACTTTAGAGTTGTCCGCCCTTCTCGGACTGCTTGCTTCCAATCTATCTGAATCAATTCCCATTCAGGATTAAGAGTATGCTCGAAGGCTTTGTTATCTCGGTTCCAAGGATTATAAAGTTCTATCTCGATCGCTTCTTCAGGATTATCACCCAGCATACGGCTGCTCTTAGTGAAAGCGTTACGATTAATTAAACATGCTTCATCTCTGATTAAAATGTCACAGTTGTGAGTTAGAATTCCATCAACAAAATAATTATTGTTGTTTTCTACTTCAAAATTATATGTTTCTCTTTGTGCAGGTAGTCTTTCAATGCTTGTGACAATAACCTTTTCCACATCTCTCGCTTGTAATTCGTTTTGCAATGACAACTGGGACATAGAGTCATCAAGTTTTCTTCTTTGCTGTTTTTCTTGTTGTAGTCTATATGGTGTATTTGCAAGTATCCAGTCTTTCCACATAAAAAACACTTGTGACCATCTCTTTCTCTTATCTTTAATTTGAGTCTTTTGTTGAAATCTGGAGCCCATGGCAGACTTTTGATTCCGCCTCTCCATGCTGGATTCTTTTCCATCCACATTGTTTCTGCATGACCTCTGTTGGCGCAAGCTCTTGAGCAGTATTGAGAATCTTTCCTTGCTGGTATTGTTTCGTATTCTTTGCCACAATGTTTGCAATTGATTTTTACCCTTACTTTTGGTCTCTTCTTTCTTGCTGTGTCTCTGCATTTCATACTGCAATAAATTCTTTTCCTTGTTAAATTTTGACCGATATAGAACTCTTTGCCACATTCTTTGCAGATAATTGGCTTTTTTCCACCAACCCATGATGGATTGTTTTGTCCTTTTTGCCATTCTCCTCTGCATTTGTGACTGCAGAAATGTCTCTTTACTCTTTGAATGTGACTTGGTCTGCGGCTTATTGTGTTTCCGCATTGATAACATTTTGTTATTGCCATATAGATTAGAATAGCAGTTACATTTAAATAGTTTGTCTTTATTACACACATTTTTGGCTTGAATGTACCCCTTTCCTTTTATATAAATTGGATGGTTATCTGTTACTATGAAGCTCCCTGATTCATGATATATTTTAATTAAATCTCTTCCTGGATTCTTAATCCTGCTTTTAATCCATTGAAATTCACACTTATTTTTCTTGTGATTGTACGAATAAATTAGTAGTTTGTTATTATTTTTCCAAATCTGCTCAGCAGTTTTAATTCCATTATTTGTTATAATCTCTGCTTCTGGTGGCACACATCCGAACCCCATTAATCGGTCTGCATCCCCTTCACCATTAAAAACTCTATACTCAGCTCCTGTAGTGAAAGTCATTCTGTTTCTGCTTGCTTCCTTTGCTATCCTTGCTTCTCCTGTCGTGAAAATCTGAGCCTTACTTAATAAACTCTTATCAGCAACTATAAGTTCTGCAAGGTACTGTCTAATAAGTCCTGCTTGTTCTTTCTTCGGTCCGAGAAATCCAATCTTTGCGGGAACACCGAAGTCAAGTAATAAAGCAAAACCAAACGCTACGCACTGAGTCTTCCCGTATCTCGTCATTGCACTGATGCTGAGCTTCTTGCACTCCATGAACGCTATTTTCCTTACTATCTCTATTTGTCCTGGAGCGAGGTCGAACCCCCACTTGTGCTTTACAAGGACGTCTACTCTTTTGTTCTTGATAGCCCAGTCAGTAAGCTCCTTATCTGTAGGTTCAGTCATTTTTTGTTTTGGTAATTATAAGCAACACATAAATCCTCATTACTCTTACTCTTCTTAAAATACATACAAGTGTCATCACTTAAGCAGCAATACTGTTTGCCATCCTGCTCAATGGTCCTGTAATGATAGATTCCGTTGTGGAAACACTTCGGCCCTGAGGCACTCACTTTATGATCTATAGTTTCTTTTTCATCAGTCATCGTTAGTTCCCCAAAGTAGCTGTCATTCATTCTTCTGTTGGTGTGTATCTGTTATCTTTTTCGCGTACTTTTCCGCACTTGCATTTGTTCTTCCAGTAGTTATTCATTACTCCGCACTTGCAAGGCCACATGATCATCTGAGCCATTATTCTTTATTCTCCAATTCCAACACTTGAGCCTTATTCATCTTAAACTTCTCAAGCATCTCAGGATAATTACGCCGAATACTATCAGCAATAGTAGTCACTCCTTCAACAACATTAGTATTCTGAATTGCTATCTGAGGTGCTTCCTGTGGTAATAATCCAACCAGTTGCCTTCGCTTAATGTCCAACACTTCCTCTCCTTGTAATAATTGAATTGCCCTATTACGATCGCCAACCTTAGTCGAGCTGTCAAGTACAGTAACCCATAGTTTCTGGATCCTTTTCTGCTTGCCGATTTCCATCTCTGCGATTTGGTCTTCAACTCCAACTCTCATTGCATCAATTGCTTCTTGTCGCCTATCCTTCACATAACTCACTATGCTTCTTCTTGCGATGCCTAATTTGTGAGCGATAGTTCTATAAGAATAGCCGGTCAGCACCATATCCATCACTTGGTCTTTCAGTTTTTCTCTTTCTTCAGCGTTCATCTTTTAACCTTTGATTCGTAATATCAACATATTTTTTATCCATCTCGATTCCTATGCAGTTCCTATTTGTTCTTTTACAGGCTACAGCTGTTGAACCACTACCCATAGTAAAGTCTAAAACTAACTCATTCTCATTTGTGTAAGTCTTGATTAGGTATTCCATTAGGGCTACTGGTTTTTGTGTTGGATGGACGGTTTTAGATGCACCATTAAATTCTATTACTTTTGATGGTAAATTAGTATAACTTTCCTTAGTTTTTCCATCCTTTCTATCTCCAGTAATATGGTCTTTTTTTCTCTTGTTTGAATATTTCTTGCCTTCTACTTTAATAGCTCCTTGTGGGTTATAACAACCATTAAACTTTTGAGCCATTAGACTAAATTTTCCGAATACCATAATGTTTTCATAATCATTTAATGGTTTGATTTTACCTTGCATAAAACCAGTCTTCTTATTCTTTTTCCAAACCCAATCATACTTATAGTTCTTAATATTACTCATTCTTAAAGCACTACTAAAAGGCTCGCTTCCAAAGAGTACTATTGCACCGTTTGGTTTTATTAATTTATTTAATCTTTCCCACATAGGTTCAAAAGGTATCACACTATCCCACTTACACGCTGTAGTACCGTATGGAGGGTCACAGATGATAGCATCTACTATTATTCCATCAGCTATGAGTTTGTCCATAACTTCAAGGCAATCACCTTTTATTATATTTATAGTATTCATGATAGTTCTCCATTTGAAATAAGGGGGTTCATACCCCCCTGTTGCGTATGGACTTTTCGGTGCAATAGCGCAAGGTGTATTCTCTTTGCTACTGCTTCCATTACATTTGTTGTGACAGCGTTCCCCATCATCTTATATCGCTGATTGTCGCTTATCAGGACTTCTTCCCCTGTTTCTTCCAGTCCGTACTTCGTCCAGTCGTCTGGGAAGCCTTGTAATCGTTCACATTCTATCGGAG